CAGCAGACCTGACGTTCGTTGCCAACCTTGGCGACTACGAAAAGACCCCACGCGATGGTCGCGAGAGCAACCAGGACTATGCCCGTGAAGACCGACTCACCATCCACTCTCAGCACGGCCTGCAAAGGACCTACTACATCCGCAAGGGCGCCAAGCCGGACCTGACCACGAAGATAGCTAACGCCCGCACACGCCTCGAAGAAGCGGAATCGGAATTGCGTGCTGCCGAGTCTCAGGTCAGGTGGGCGCGCAAGGAACTCGCAGAACTCGAACAGGTCGCGTGACCCCGTGTTCTAAGGGTTGCTGTTTTACCGGGTTGCAGGTGTGTGGCAGGCAGCGTAAATGCGCCTGCCACGCCCTGGACACGCCCCGCACCGAACCACGCGGCAGTGACGCGGCCAGTTACAGGGACCCAACCAGCACCCAAGCAATCAGAAACGTCATGCGCGCACACAGAAAGGACAAATAAATGGGATACCAGTACCGCGGGAAGATCCGCGACGTTGAACAACTCCACGAACTACCCGCGCCGGCACCCAAACCCAAGCCCGTCCGCGTCCTGGATAAGTCCAAGTGCGGCACGAGGGCAGGGTACGCCCAGCACGCCCGCCTCGGCACGAAACGGTGCCGCCCCTGCCTCGACGCGCACAACGAATACAAGCGCGAATGGCTGGCGAATAAACGGAACCACATTCCTTTGAAGCGCGCCGAGTTCAACCCGAACAAATGCGGAACTTATGCCGGTTATGTCGCGCATCTCCGCTACAAGATAACCCCGTGCGTGCCCTGCAAGATAGCGCATTCAAAGTACATGGCGGAATACCGGGAAAAGCGCAAACAAGCGGCCGAAATTGATGTGGAATCCGCAGCATGATCGAACCGTATTCCATTAGGGCAAATTACAGGAGCGCGGATAAAATTGGTAGTGGCAAGGGAAATAAAACAGCCCCGGCAGTTGCTACGAACAACTGTTATCCGGGGCCTGACTGACTATAGATGAAGGAGTCAGCTATGGGAGATTCTACCCCAGATAGCACCCCCCGGAAAGACCGCCGTCTTTACGCCAAATTCGATATTGGCATGGACGAACACACCAAAATCATGTTCCTGTCCGACGCGGCATTCCGGGCGCTCTTTGAATCGACGCTGTACTCGCGCCGGCAACTCACTGACGGGTTCCTGGACGAGCGCGTGGTGTTGAAGAAGTGGGGCGCCGAAGTAGCCGCTGAGCTGTCATCCAACGACGCTCAGAAGCCTTCATGGCGGCGCGTTGAAGGTGGCTGGATGATCCACGACTTCGCCGAACACCAGACCACCACCGCCGACATTGAGAAGAAGCGCGAGAACGGGCGCAAAGGCGGGCTAGCAAAAGCCAAGCAAGAGCCAAGCAAAACGGAAGCACCTGCTAAGCACGTGCTAGACGAGTGCTCTAGCAAAAGCCTAGCTAAGACAGAGACAGAGACAGAGACAGAGACATCTCTCTTTGCCGTTCCGGACGCCGAGAGCGAAGGAACGAGAGAACGGCCGCTGCCGAAAAGCTGGGCGCCCACAGCCTCACATATCGAGCGGGCCAAAGCTCAAGGCATCGACGTAATCAGCGCGGCAGAAGATTTCCGGTTACACGCAGCAACTCACGGAAGAACAGCCGTCTCCTGGAATGCCGCATTTACTACATGGCTAAAACGCGCCAAACCAACCACCCAGACAAAACCCGCGGCTAACAGCCCATGGTCAAAGGACTTCTACAAATGAGCGATCAGTTCCCCGCAACAAACAAGACCGTAATGATGACAGCCCCGGCAATCTTGGAATGGCTTGAGGGCGAAATTGAAGACGTGAACAAGATGAAGGAGACGCGCCGAAGCCCGATAGAGCGCGGCGTGTTCACTGCCATCGCTGACTACTTGGAGGACATGGCTAAGCGGTTCGCAGAAACCTCCATGCGCGGCCTTGACGGCGACACTACAGCAGCCCGCCCTATCCCCAAGGACCTGCCATGAGCCTCTACTACCAAGACGAGTACGTGACCCTGTACCACGATGACTGCCTTGAGAATCAAAACTGGAAATTCGCTGACGTGCTGGTGACTGATCCACCCTACGGAATTGACCGTCACCGAAATTCGATGCACTACAACAAGTCGATCAAGACCGCTAAGAGCGTGGTTGCGAACGATGAGGATGCCAAGATCCGGGATCTGGTACTAGGCATTTGGGGGGCCAAGCCCGCAATAGTGTTCGGCTCGTGGCGGATTGACCGGCCTGCTAAAACCAAGCAGCGGCTCATCTGGCATAAGACCAAAGTGAACCCTGGTATGACAACGGCGCCTTGGTTCGCGGCGGAAGAGGAGATTTACATTCTCGGTTCCGGCTTTAGTGGCAAGCCGAGTCAGAACGTCTACGCGACCCATGAAGCGCGGGGCGGTTCTGACGGGCTGGCGGCGGTAACGGGTCACCCTACGCCTAAGCCTGTTCCGCTCATGGAGATGCTGATCGAGAAGTGCCCGCCAGGGGTGATAGCCGATCCATTCGCGGGGTCAGGAGCGACACTAATCGCGGCGAAGAACCAGAGGCGCAAGGTTGTCGGCCTGGAGTTGGAAGAACGTTACTGCGAAATTATCGCCAAGCGTTGCGCGCAAGACGTACTAGACATTTTTGGAGGAGCGGCATGAAGCATACGAAGACTGACCCGGTTTGCATCTACTACAAGGAGACTGGCCTGTTCCGCCGGTACTTGAATGGGCGTGGCCGGGGGAAAGCGTGCCTCGTGTGTGTCCCGAAATGGAAGGGCGCCAAATGACCGAGGAAGCACCTTCGCATGACGCGGTAGCTGAGCAGTCAGTCCTCGGTGCAATGCTCATCAGCCGGGACGCTATAGCAGAGGTCAGTGACATCCTCGATGGCGGGGATTTTTACCGGCCGGCGCACGAGACGATTTACCGGACTATCCTGGACCTGACCGCGCAGGGTTCCCCGGTAGATGCGATCACGGTGAACGACGCGCTCACGAAGATGGGCGAGATTCAGCGGACAGGCGGGGCAGGCTACACGCACACCCTGGCGACTACTGTGCCGTCAGCGTCCTCCGGTGCCTACTACGCCGAGATAGTCGCCCACGCAGCCACCAGACGCCGCCTAACCGCAGCAGGCAGGAAGATCCAGGACCTCGCACAATCCGGCGGGGACGTTGACGAACTGGTAGAAACCGCACGGGCCGAAGTTGACCGCACCTCTAGGGCGACTGGCTCAGTGGTTCAGTCGTTCGGGGAAACCATCGACATCATGCTCGGCACCCTTGACGAGGACATTGACCACCGGCCGACACCATGGGCCGCGGTGAATGACATCATCGGCGGGCTGCGACCAGGGGCCTTGTATGTTGTTGCGGCTAGGCCCTCGGTGGGTAAGTCGGTGATCGCCCTCAACCTCGCCCAGGAACTCACCAAGCACGGGTCAGTGGCGTTCTCATCCCTCGAAATGTCCAACAACGACGTGCAGATCCGGGCAGTATCAGCCGACCTGAACCTGAACGTGTCCAAGCTGATCGAACGGAACCTCAACGCCGGAGACTGGGCCAAAATCAGGGACCGCCGCGCCGCATGGTCCAACGTGCCGCTGTTTGTGGATGACAGGTCGGGGGTATCCATCACCGACATCAAGAGGTTCGCCCGATCAGTGAACCGCCGCAAACCCTTAGCCGGGGTCGTTGTCGACTACCTCCAGCTCATGACCCAGCAACCCGGCGACAAACGACCACGACACGAGTTCGTAGCCGACATGTCCCGCCAACTCAAAATCATGGCAATGGACATGCAAATCCCCGTCATCGCCCTCTCACAGCTAAACCGAGGCTCAACCCAACGAGAAGACAAAATGCCCCAAATCAGCGACCTCCGCGAATCAGGCGCCATCGAACAAGACGCCGACGTCGTCATCCTCCTACACCGCGAAATCATGGGAGACAACCGCTACGACCTATCCATGCTGGTTGCCAAGAATCGACACGGCGCAACAGGACTAGCCGAACTCGCTTTTTGGGGCCAGTACTCGAAGGCCTTGGACAAGGGCGTGACACCACAAGCAGCAGCAAGGATCGCCGCATGAAAACCCGTACCCCGCACCCGAATCAGCGGTGGCGGCTCGACCACGACCCCGAAAACCGGCCACTCGGATGCAACGGCCGGTACGGGGGCAGCGGCAGGAAACTGCATTTCCGCCGAGGAACACCAACCTGCGACCTGTGCAAAGCCAGTAACGCGCACTACCAGCGCGAACACCGCCGCGGCCAACCAAACCCCCGCCCCAAACCCCAACCCTGCGGCACCCCAGCAG